GGCGAGATAGACGAAGTCGACGCCAGCGACCCTTATCTAACCGACGCCAAGGCGTTCGGGACGCAAGCCGTCGCTTGCCTTGGCAAGCAGATACGGGCGGAAGGCGGCGACTTGCCAGCGGGCAAGCCGAGCTAGTCGAAGAACCAAAACGAACCAACTGGACTCCCGAAACGAACCAAGGGGCGACCCCCGGGGGGGGAGTCGAAAGTCGGTGTGTTACTAGAGCGGGACACCGACCGCGCCCCGATTAAGTTTTTCTTTCTCTTTTTCGGGCTTGGCGCGACTCCGTTTTGGTCCGCCCGGGAGTCCATTTTAACCAAGCTCCGGAGGGTTTTTAACCAATGCCTAGAGGACGAAAGAAGGCGCTTACCGTCATAACTGGCGCGTTCGGGACCGGACGACCGCCGCCCCCGGTCCAGCTAACCAAGCGCGGGGCGGAGATATGGCGCGACGTCGTCGGGACGGAAGCGGCGGAATTGTTCGCGACGGCGGCGACCCGGAATCTCTTAGCGGACTATTGCCGCGCCCGGGAAACCGCCGAAACCTATACGACTCTAATCGAGTCGTTTAACCCGGAATGGCTCACGACGGAGGACGGGCTTAAGCGGTTCCGCTCGGCTTGCCATGGGCGCGACGTCGAAACCCGGGCGGCGGTAACGCTGGCGATGAAGCTCCGGCTAACCAATCAGAGCCGCTATGTTAAGGACCATAGCGTCGTCGCCAGCCGCAAGGCGTCCGGGCAAAGGCCATGGGAGGTCTAAAACCGAAGCCAACGAAACGCCGCGCTTCCACAAAGCCCGCCGCGAAAAGTCCGAAGCCGGTCCGCGTTCCGAAAGCGCCGACCCGGGCCGAACGGAATATCGCTTGGATTGAACGGTTTTGCGTCGTTCCGGAGGGGAAGGACATTGGGAAACCGGTCGTCTTGCGAGCTTGGCAACGCCGCGACTTAAAGAAGATTTACGACAACCCGTCCGGGACGCGGCGGGCGATAATAAGTTTCGGAAAGAAAAATGGGAAAACGTCGTTGGCGGCGTTTCTCTTGCTCTTGCATCTGGCCGGACCGGAGGCCGTCCGCAATTCGGGCATCCCGTCGACGGCGCAATCCCGGGACCAAGCGGCGATCTTGTTCGGGCTGGCCGCCAAGGTCGTTCGAATGTCGCCGGACTTGGCGCGGGTTATCAATATCCGCGAGACGAAAAAGGAACTTTTCTGTCCCGAACTTGGGACGCTCTATCGGGCGCTAAGTTCGGAGACGACGACCGCCCAAGGGTTAAGCCCGCCGTTCGCGGTGCATGACGAACTAGGCCAAGTCCGGGGGCCGGTTAGCGAACTATTTACGGCGATAGAAAACGCAATGGGGGCGCACGAAAACCCGCTTTCGATTGTCATCTCGACCCAAGCGCCGACCGACGCCGATTTATTGTCGAAGCTTATCGACCATGCGCTAACCGGAACCGACCCGACGTTGGTCGTTTCGCTTTACGCGGCGGACGAAGATAGCGACCCGTTTTCGGTTAAGGCCATCCGCCAAGCGAACCCGGCTTACGGCGACTTTTTGAACCCGAACGAAGTCCGGTCCCAAGCCCGCAACGCGAAGGCGCTACCAAGCCAAGAGGCGCTTTATCGCAATTATACTTTGAACCAACGCGTCGACAAAACGACGCCGTTTATCTCGCGGTCGATCTGGCAAAAGAACGGCGCGGCTCCGGCTCGCAATTGGGGACAAGTCGAAGTTTATTCGGGACTCGATCTGGCGTCGACGACCGACCTAACCGCCCATGTCGCAATCGCCCAAGTTGAACCCGGGCTATGGGATATCAAGCCGACTTTTTGGCTTCCCGGCGCGAACCTTAAGGAAAAGTCGCGGGACGATATGGTCCCTTATGACGAATGGCATAAGGCCGGATTCCTAGAGACCACGCCCGGGCTTGCGGTCGAATATGAATTCGTAGCGGCGAAGCTCTTCGACTTCGATCAAACCCATAATTGGAAGCGATGCGCGTTCGACCGTTGGGCGATGAAGTTCTTCCGCCCTTGGCTTGTGAAAGCCGGTTTTACCGAAGAGCGATTGGACGCGCTCTTCGTCGAATTCGGGCAAGGCTTCCAAAGCTTTTCGCCCGCGCTTCGGGACGAAGAGTCCGTCCTGATTCAAGGCAAAGCCCGCCATGGGAATCAACCGGTCCTAGCGATGTGCGCCGCGAACGCGGTCGTAACGCTGGACCCCGCCGGGGGTCGCAAATTGAACAAGGCAAAAAGCGCCGGTCGAATCGACGGGCTTGTCGCTCTAACCATGGCCTTCGGCGTCGCGCCGGTCGGCGATGAAAAGCCCGCCGTCGATCTGGACGCTTGGGTCGCGGCGGTCGCGGTCTAATGGCGCGGGAAGCGATCTTGTCGCGGCTGGCGAACGCTATCGGGCTTAAGACGATTGTCCCGCTCGGACAAAGCGGAAGCTTGGCGCAATTTTACGGACCGGCTTCGGGCTTCGGCGTTAGCCGCGAGGACGGCGACAACTTCAAGACGAACAAGGTAACGCTTGCCGAATTCTCCGACCGCTATTCGGTCGGAACGGCGGCGGCGCTTTCCCTGTCCGCCGTTTGGGCTTGCGTGAATCTGTTAAGCGGAACCATCGCGAGCCTTCCGCTAATGGTCTATCGCAACGTCGCCGGAAAGCGCGTCGTCGCCGACGATCATCCGCTTTTCTATTTGCTTCACGATTCGCCCAACGCCGACCAAACGGCGGTCGACTTTTGGGACTTCGTCGCCGCGACAATTGAGCTTCGCGGGAACGGCTATGCCGAGATAAAGCGCAACGGCGGCGGACGCCCGTTCGCGCTCGGCGTTCCGTTCGCGCCGGAGCTTGTCGAAGTTACCCGGCTCGCATCCGGGCGGCTGGAATATCGGACCAAGGAAAACGGCGAAGAGCGCGTCTTTCCGCAAGAGCGAATGCTTCACATCCGGGGCTTTGGCGGGAATCCGCTTGGCGGACTGTCGACGCTAACCTTTGCGCGGCGGACGATGGCGTCGGCGTTGGTTACGGAAGCGGCGGCGCGGTCGACGTTCAGCAACGGGATAAGGACGAATGGCGCGTTCGTTTCGGAGCATCCGCTAACCAAGGAACAGATGACGGAAGTCGACGAAGTCCTAACCGAAAAATACGCCGGGGCAATGAACGCGGGCCGTCCGCTAATCCTTAACAACGGGATGAAGTTCCAAGCTATTTCGATGAGTCCCGAAGACTCGCAAATGCTCGAAAGCCGGTCGTTTAGCGTCGAAGATATCTGTCGATTTTTCGGCGTCCCGCCGTTCATGGTCGGACATACGCAAAAGACGACAAGTTGGGGGACCGGGCTAGAGCAACAAACGCTAGGCTTCCAAAAATTCACGCTTCGCCGCCGCCTTAAGCGGATAGAGATGGCGCTAGAAAAGCAGCTTCTAAGCGCCGCCGACCGGAGCGCCGGAGTAACCATCGAATTCAACTTGGACGGCTTGCTTCGCGGCGATTCCAAGTCCCGGGCGGAGTCCTACGCCAGCGGGATTCAGAACGGCTATTATACGATTAACGAAGTCCGGGCTTGGGAGAATCTTCCGCCCGTTCCCGGGGGCGACGAAGCCCGGGTCCAGATTCAGAATCAACCGGTTAGCGGCGGTCCGGCGAAGCCCGCGTCCAGTCCGCCGCCCGTCGACCAAGAGGAGTCCGACGATGAAGCTTCGACATAACGACTTCCGCTTCGAACTTAAGGCGGTCGGCTCCGGCGTTGCCGGGGAAGCCGAAGCCGGGACAATCGAAGGCTATGCATCCGTTTTCGGCGGAAGCCCGGACTCTTATGGCGATGTTATCGCCCCCGGCGCATTTGCCGAAAGCCTAGCCAAGCATCGCCGCGAAGGGACGTTCCCGATTATGCTTTGGGGACATAATTCCAGCGAACCGCCGATTGGCAATTGGACCGATATGGCGGAGGACGGGAAAGGGCTTTGGGTTAAGGGCGATATCGACTTGGACGACCCGCTAGGAACGCGGGTTTATCGGGCGCTTAAGCGGCGTTCGATGAAGGGTCTAAGCATCGGTTACGAAACCAAGGATTCCGAAAGCGACCCGAAGCGCCCGGGCGTCCGGCTGCTTAAGACGGTCGACCTTTGGGAAGTGTCCCCGGTCCCGTTCCCGGCGCAAGTCCGGGCGTCGGTCGAAACCGTTAAAAGCTATCTTAAAGAAGGTTCGCTTCCCGACCTTCGCCAGTTCGAAGAGAGTCTAAGAGAATTAGGCTTCTCCCGAAGCCAAGCCGTAACCATCGCGTCGAAGGGCTTGGCCGCATTGCTCCGGAGTGAGTCCGGCGCGGATGACGCCGACCGCGTCGCCTTTTTGGCGGCTCTTAAGGGCTAACCGCCCGCAACCTTTGACAAGGAATCCGAAGATGAAAACGAACCCTTTCCGGGGCGCGTCCCCGCTTGCCCTTTCGCTTGGCGGAATGACGCCCGCCGAACGCGCATTGGGCCGCTATATGCGAGCGCCGGACCATGCGTCCGACGATAACAAGTCGGTCGAACAACTGGCGAAAG